CGAGTCCAGGTCATCACGGTTGAGGAAGTCACCAATGGCAGACTTCAGCTCTGTGTATGTTGAAATAGCCATTATTTACCTCGGCCTTTGCCTTTGCCTTTCTTTTTGCTGCTACATGCCATTGTAGTATCCTCGTCTACGCTGTTCTTCAGTCAATTCAGCATTGCCCATTGTCGCAGGTTTGATCGACTCCATAAATAGCGGAAGTAGCATATCAACACCGGCTGCGACGTTACCGAAGTCACGACCTGGATTAGCTACACCAGTCAGATCTGATTGACCGGCTGCCTGTACAGACATAGGTAGAGCGTAATCTGGAACATCTGTGCCTGCAAATGAGTTGTTAGCCAGGGCAGCTAGTATAGCACTACCTGCTGCACCACCCTTAATACTAGCATCCTTAAAGCTAGACCCGGCAGTAGACTGGATATCACGAATATCACGACCTTCTCTGTACCATGATGGATTGTCGATACCGCCTGCCATATCAACGATACGGTTTCGAGCCTCTTCTAATGAGATCTTACCCGCCTTCTGTAGTGCCATTACATCATTAACAGCTTTGACGTTCTTCTCTGACTTGAAGCCTGCAGGGAATAATCCGCGAACACCTTCCCAGGTAATGGATTGCATTTCACGCGGTAGAACACCTGCCTGTTCAGCAGCCTGGCGATAAGCGTCAGCATATACACCATAAGTACCCTTAGCACCTGTGCTTGCAGAGCTCGCTGATCCAGTACCAAAGTTATGCGCGACCGGTATAGATTTACCACTGAACGGCTCAACAAGACCTGCTGCTACAGCGTGCGTATCAATCGTAACGTCACCGAACTTAGCATTAGGGTCGATAATGTTGTTGTAGAAGTTACGGACCTTATGCATACCGCCCATCTGTTTCGAGATGTTCTCCTGGGTCGGGTTCTCTAGAACAGAGATGGCTTTTGCAATTTCGGTGTTACTGCCCCAACCAGTCTTCTTATCCTCACCCTTTGCTGTCTTAGCAAAGTCCATAAACTGACCATCTGCGCTTACTATGCGATGTGCGCGGTTATTGTATGTCTCATCAAAGCCACGAACATACATAGCCTTCTGAACATCGCTTAACTCTTCCCACGGCTTGCTTTCGACTGCCTTGATATCTTTGGCGTACTTCTCGTCGCCATATATACGCTTGAATGTGTTCTTAATATCATCATTAACACCAAAATCCTTCTTAGTCTTAACAACATCAATCAATCGCTCTGCAAGTGATACGTTCATGTACCAGTCTTTTTGAGGCGATAGCGCAGCCATAACACCTGCAACAGCGTTTGGAGATGCCTGGTATTCAGATGCAAATTGATTAGCTAGTTTATTCGCTCCGTCGTACCACAGCTTGCTCTGGTCACGAACCTCTTCAGGGATCTGATCAAACATCCATAACAGGTTGTCGCTTACTCGGTCACGGAAGTCATTAAACACATTGTCAGGTCTGCGCGATGAGATCGGTGTGTTGTATCCACGAAGTAACTCTGCATTTCGTGCCACCTGCTTATCACCACTAGCAAGCATAGAATCAACATCAATGATCAGGTTGTTTAATATTGGGTTTTCTTGTGATGATTTAGCAGTAGGGAATCGAGTAGCAATTCGAGCATCATCTGGAGTAAATATACCGCCTGCATTTTTAACCCAACCTGCCTCTGCATCTTCAGACTGTAGAGCAGCGCCACCGGCAACACCTGTAGCTAAAACAGTTTCTGGTCTTAGGTACTTATTGAGAATCTTCATCTCATCGGCATTGAAGTTGACGTAGTTTCGAACACCTTCACCCTGAGTGCGATTGAATTCACCTAAATACTGAATACCCTGGACCCCTTTATCACGCAGCTTGTTACTTGCAGCTGAATACGGGTCCATAAACGCCTTGTTTAAAACATGGAGCTCCTTGGATAACTTGGTCTTTTCAGCTACAGCTCTTTTTTGCACATCAGATAATTCTTTACCCATCATCTGCGCAACCTGCTCATCTTGAGTTGATACCACTTTATCTAGCTCATTGAATCGGTCAGATATCGCCTTCATGGATGCATTGAGCCTATCCTGGTATAACTCGCCAACACCTCGATAAACTTCTTTACCAGTTAGCTTTAGCGGGTCAACTGCAACAAATTGATCTGCATCTCCAATAATGCGCTCAGATCTTGCTGAACGCCTCTTGTTTATCTTATCTGATATCAGCTTTGCATCATCACCGATCAAGTCGAGTATCTTTGGCTGAATAGACAATGGCTCTCGCCAGTCCATCATTTTCTGAGGATCTACATCTAGACCGACTTCGTACAGTTTGCCTGTATTTTTTAATCCGATATTTTGAGATGAGCCTTCAAGTGTTTTTATTGCATCCAGAACATTATTAAGAACGGTTGGAGCCCCTGCAAACTGACTCTTTTCCCATGCGTCTTTTGATTCGTACAAAGAGTTTAGTGCTTGCTGCTTATTGCCATCTGATGATTTAAGGGCAGCTGTTATAGCTGTCGCAGCCTCTGGCTCAATACGAAACTCTCTTGCGAATTGAGAATTTGTAACCGGCTCATTGCCAATAGTTAATGATGTACCGCCAAGCTGATCTTTATACATCTGGGCCACATCTTTGCTTTCACTGGTATATCCACCCTTGCCATATACCTGAGCACCTTCACCCTTGCCCATATGGCTAAAGTCAAACGCATCAAAGTCGTGCGGTGATCCATGCCACGCTTTAAGCCAGTCAAAAATATTAGCCACGGTCGATCCTCAAAATAGATAAAGCTCGCCCATAGCTATTTTAACGGTATTGGCTAATTAAGCAACACCGCTAAGGTTTCTGCGCAATGGAGTAGACCAGGATGTCTGATTGACCAACCCTTTACGGTAAATAGCGATCATACCGAATGCATCTGCACCATGGGACGACCAGTCATGCTCTGGACCTAAGCCCATCTGACGTGCCTCGTCTCTCTTCTCGTGATACCAACCCAAAGCCTCTCGACCATGCTTAGTATTCTCGTCATGGAATCGTACCGATGGGAACATACGACGCGTAGCCTCAATACGGGCCATTACAGCGCCTGCGCCCTGGTTAGGTATAACATCAGTGACAAACCCGGCATCACGCAGGAACGACTCTGGTGTGACCTTGTAGACCATATCGTGCTTGCGACCATCGTGTGGTAGCACACAGATAGCATCTTCGTATCCACGCTTGCGCATCCAACCAATGTGCTCATCGAATGGCTGACCAACTGCCTCGTAGTAATCGACGACACGGACCTCTTCACCGATGAACTGAGCAACCCAGACTGCAGTAGCATCTGACCGGCTAGATGTGCCACCGATATCCCAGAATGCATACGTCTTGTTGATAGGGTCACGACCGAAGAAACCTATACGCTGTTCCAGTGCTGCCGTAGACAATGCCTGAGCGTAGTAAGCACCTTCCAGTACAGTAGCGTACTCACCTTCCCAAACGTGTGGGTATCGGTCCGGTGTCATGCGGAAGCAATCATCCTTCTCCTGCAGTAGCACCTTACTTAACCAGGGATTATCTGACCAGTTAGCCCGGACGACGATGGCACCCTCTGGAGTGTTCTCACCACGCAGTAGCTGATCGATCGCATCAGTAGGACGGCTAGGGTTCCATGATGCCCAGATCTCAGAACCTTCTTTACGAATGGTTGGTGTAAGTAACTCTAGTGACCGGTGCGAGATAGACTGAGCTTCCTCGATCCATGCCCGGTCAAAGCCTTCAAGTGACTTGATAGAGTCTGCAGTGTGATCCTGCATACCCATGAATATGATGATGCCATCGCCTGGTGTCTCGATGTGCTCTCGCAGTACCTTGAACCCCTGCGCCTCACCTAGACCATATGCCTGTAGCTTATCCTCGATCAATCGCTTGGATGATTGCTTGAGTGACTTCTGCACCTCACGGATACAGACCGAGCGCATGCCTGGATTGCGTAGGTGATCATCCAGTAGCAGCTCAACAAAGAAATGTGACTTACCACTACCACGACCACCCCAACAGCCTTTGTAGCGTGCAGGCTGTAGTAATGGCTCAAAGACCTCTGCTGTATCAAACGATATCTTAGAGCTGTGTATCTTCTTAGTCTGCTCTGTCATCGCCCGGCCTAATGATTACTCGCTCTACAAGTGTTGGCATGAAAGTGCCGTCAGA